TCAGGACGCCGACGTTCACCATGTACTGCAGCTCACCCGACGAGAACGACGACAGCCGCTTGCGCCGCTCGTCCTTCTGCGTCTTCCCGCACACCCAGCCGGCGCACCCCTCGCGATGCCGGTTGAAGATGTCGCACAGCCTCTCCGCGTGCGCCACGCTCGACGCGAACACCAACGTCCGCCGGGCACCGGCGATCTCGACCGTCGGACCGGCAATCTCATGGAGGTTCCGCTCTTCCTCCATCACACGTGCCAGGTCGGCGCCGTTCAGGTCGCCTGCCGTCGTCCGGATCCCCGAGAAGTCAAGGCCCGACACCTCCACGAGCTGCTGCTGGACGGGTACGAGCCAGCCATCCTCGATCGCGTTTAACATCTCGTAGTCGTACGCCACCGTGTCGTACACCTGGCCGAGCGCTTCCTCGTCGGCACGGTCGGGCGTCGCCGTTACTCCCAGCACCTTCAGGTTCGGGTTCTGCCGGTAGTAGTCGATCACTCGCCGGTACGTCGCGGCCGTGGCATGGTGCGCCTCATCGATGATCAGCAGGCCGAACATGTTGGGATCGAACCGCGACATTCGCCCGCTACCGTCCGCCCCGGAGCACTGTGTCTGGATCGTCGACACCACGACCTGCGGTCCGCCGAATAGGCCTTCGCTCAGGTCCGCCCGGTAGCTCGCCATCTCCACCTGGCACTCGAATCCCGTCACCCGCTTGATCTTGTCGGCCGCCTGGAAGATCAGCTCCTCCCGGTGCGCCAAGACCAGAGCCCGGGCCGGGAACACCGACTTGATCAGCGAGGCGAACAGGATCGTCTTGCCCGTCCCTGTCGGGAGAACCGCCAGGGTTGCCACCGCGTTCAACCACTCCCGCTTGATCGCCATCAGCGCGTCCCGTTGGTAGGCCCTCATTCGCATGCGGCACGCTCCTTATCGACAAGGCGGGCGACCGCCTCCTTGTGTTCTTTCGGTACGGTCGTATCCCAATAGACCTTCGAGAGCAGCCCCGTCTGCCTGCACGCCCTGCACCCCTGTCCCTGGCAGAAGCCGCAAACCGCGTACGGCTTCGCCATCTGTACGCCGCCGTACGCCTGGTCCAGGTGAGCCAGGATCGCCGAACACGGGACCGACGAGAAAAGCGGGTCCTTCGTATCCTGCGCTTTCCGGATCGCTACGCGAATCCGCGACAGCGCCGTCAGCATGTCCTTGACTTCCTGCCCGCGGTTCCACAGCTCCAGCAAGTGTTCCGGGACCGCTCGGCCAACCCCGTCCACCGGCCTCCGCGGTTTGGGTTCCGGAGGGGACGGAGGCGAAACTGGGACATGTCCCGGTTTTCTCCTCTCCCCAGCCGTCGGCCGCCGCTCGTCGGGTCGTGGTGGGGGTGGGATCTTGCGGCCCTTCCCGGCATGTGGCGATTCACAGGCTTGCACACCTTCTCCTGCGTCTTCGCAGGTGCAAGCCGTTTGCACCTGTTCACATGCGAACACTTTCCCGCCCTGGCCATTTTCTGGCGCCGCTCGCTCTTCTTCCCTGGCGATGGGGTACTTCCTGCCGTCCCGCCCGACCCGCGCGGCCGGGCCACCTGACGCGCAAGCCGTCTGCATCTCGCGACGCACCGAACCCACCAGCATGTCGCTCACACCGCAGTGGTCGGCCACCGCACGATTGCTCCTTTCCGGGTGCAGCTTCAACGCCATGGCTACCGTCTTCCGTTTGTCGGCGTTCGTGCGCCGCAACCCGTGCGTCTTGTTCGCCGCGCATGCGGCCCACGCCGCGTCTTCGCGAGTTCCTTCTTCTACGTCGGCCACGATGTTCTTCTTTCCGATCTGTTTCATGGCCAGCAGACGGTGGAATCCGTCCGCCATCCAGTACTCCGCCCCATCGAAGAAGACGGTCACTGGCGGCCATGCCGGGCTTGGCCGGCTCCCCGGCGGCGCCTGCATCGCCTCCGCATACTCCTTCACCGTCTCCTCGTTGATCCGCTCCCGACTCTGCGTCTGCCCGTCGATGCGGATTGATTCCACCAGCAATTGCCTGCTCACTCTTCAACTCCTTCCTCTCCCATCTGCGCGATCTGCGTAATCTGCGGTTCACTCTCCCATCCCACCCACCCCCTCCCGCCCTGACTGAAGGAGACTCAGAACGGCAACTTGATCTCCACCAGCACGCGTCCCCAATCATCCGGCCCGAAGTCGGCCTGGTCTCTGCCGGCCCCCACGCGGCCCAGGAGCTCGAACCAGCGATCACTCACCTGCTCGCGCATCTCGTCCGGATGCTTGTCGCAGAGCGCTTCCCAGCATTCCTCCAACGTGGATTCCTGCACCGGCAGTTCCGCTTGTGCCGGTGGCGCAAACCGAGGGGGAGTGGAAGGCGCTACTGACGGCGGGGGATTCGCCGCCGCGGTAGTTCTTGCCGGCGCGGCCTGCTGTGCGCCGCCGGCCAGGGCGCGGAACCGCGCGCCGTACTTACTCACCAGCGTCGCCTGGCTCGCCCTCGCCGGCATCGTGGCCGTCCCGCTACCGCCGCCGGGCGGGTCCATGTACTGAATCCGGGTCCACCACTTTTCGGGATCGTCCCGGTCCTGCTCATTCTCGACCGTGATCTCTACTTCCACGTCCTGGACACAGAACCCCTGTTCCAGGGTTTCGATGCTGCCGTCCCACTCGGGGAAGCACGCCCGTAACCGCTTGATCGTTTTGTCGCTGATCGTCCCGTCGTTCAGTTCCACCCACTCCCGGTGGACCAGCTCCTTGCCTCCGCAATCCAGCTTGAACGCCGCCGTCAGCCGCTCATTCTCCCCGCGCAGATAAAGACTGATGTCCCTCACATACGCCCCGTAGGTTCCATTCTCCAACAACATGACTTCTCTCCGTTTCTCTTGCTGTCCTTTGTGCTTTTTCGCGCCCTTTTGTGGCCGTTCTCCCCGGCCTATCCGATGATTTGCTGCCACACGGTGCCGCCGTCCTGCCCGGCGCCAATCGCCATCGCGTCCGCGCACGTCCGGCTCTTCGCCATGCAGTGGGGAAGCTCCGCCGGGTACAGCGTTCGCGTCCCGGCGCCACGGCCTTTCCCGTTGTCGCCGACGTCCACGTCGTACCCCAGGAACAGCACGTGATCCGCCCACTCCCGCACGCGCAGCCGGATCGATGCCTTGCCCGAGCTCGGCGACTGCAACCGCGGCTCATACCGCAGCCAGTCCTCGCCGGCCGGGTTCGGTACGGTCGACGTGCAGTCATGGCAAATCAGGACCACGTGCCGCCCGGCCCGGCAGTGCCGGTCCAGGTCGGCCAGCAACGGCAGGAACGTGTCGAATACGTGCTGATACCCCTTCCCGTACCCGTAATCCTCGAGCCGCTTGACCCGGTGCCCCTTCTCGTGCGGCACGTTCAGTAGCGTGTCCGCCACCGCAAGCTCCTCAGCCTTCGTCAGGCTGTCGATCGCAATGGTCGCGATCCCGTCCCACCCATCCGCCTGAAGCGCCCCGCGTAGGTTTGCCCACGTTTCGATCCCCGCCACCGGGCGGATATTCCCGGCCGCCAGTCCCAATACCGCCTTCAGCCGCGACAGACTGTCGTCCAGGTCGAAGAACGCCACCGGCCCCGGCGCCTGCGCCGCCAGCGTCGTCTTACCGATCCCGCCCGGCCCGTACAGCAGTGCCCGGTGTCCCGGCTTACCGAGGATCGATCCAAACGCCACTCGCCGCCCGCTTGTCGGCGGTCCACCGTTCCTCGCGCCGGCCGCACGTGGCGGCGCACTCCGTCGTAGCGGTCTGCCCGGCGGCACCCGCGCGCCGGCGGGAGACCGACGTGCAGGCGGCCCCGATCCATATCTCGATCTCCGCTCCGTCATCCCTGCACACCCCCCTCCGATCCGTGCGCATCTGCGTGCATCTGCGGTTTCAAGGCTCCCTTTCTCCGAATCACGATCGCCTGAAGGTCCGCCCGCCGTATCCGGTTACTCCCCGGGAAAAGCTGGACCTTCTCCAGCCGTCCGGCCTGGATCATCCTCCACAGCGTGGGCCTCGATACCCCCAGGTACTCCGCCGCCGCACCCATCCCCATGAGCAGCGGCCCTTTCATCTCCGTCGCGCCCGCGCTGTCGGTCGCTACCAGCTCGCCGCGTAGCACCTTCAGCGCGTCGCGCTTCCGTTCCTCCGACGCTGCCACAACCGCCGCCAGCAGTTCGCCGTTGAGATCACTCATGTTTCACCTCGTCCGTTCTCCTCATCTCGATCGTTCCCGTTTCACAACCGTCCACGCCATTTCGCGTCTTCACCCATCCGAGATTTCGCACAATCCGGGCACA